CAGATACGTCAACAACAGTACCAGTATTAGACAATACTGTTACAAAACTTGTTGTTGGTGCATTAGTATCATGCACTATGATCATATCACGAACAGCAAGCATATTAGCTGAGTCGTTAAAGTAACCAGCAGTATTTACTGTAGCTATCGCATCAGTAGTTGTGTATCTCCACAAACTACCATTTGAGTCGCCACCAATACGAGTTAGTCCAGTTGCACTATAAGCCATTTTCTAACCCTCCTAGTTATTATCTAGCAGTTCGTATACGCCGTTGTCATCGATGACAACAGAACCCATTGACATCATTGATGTCGCTAGGTGCGATACTTTTTCTGCTACATAGTTTACTTCGGTTTGAACATCAGCGTTCACACCAATTCCAACTGCTCTCATGTGGTAAACAAAGTTCTTACCACCAGCTACAGCTGATGTTGAAAAGATCTTGAAGCCCAAGAACTCTTTCATTGTCATACCGCCAGCAAACGGTAAGTTTTGTGGTCCAACAAAATCACTTGAAGCAAATTCTGTAATGTTGAACAGGTCTGCAAAACCAGCAGGAGACATTGCAATATAGCGTTGTCCATCTTCTGGAATACTTGCTGTTCCAAATGTTTCAAATGTTGTTAGAAGGTCAGCTTTACTTACAGCAGAACCACCAGCACCCAACTGAGTTGAGTTTGCGCCAGCATCCATAGCTGTTGTAATAAGCTCATCTGTTTTACGGCCTAATGCAGCAGCAGCAGATTCAGCAATAGCTTGGCGTTCGTTGATATTTGTTTTCAACTCGTCAAGTTTATCGATGTACTCAGCAGCATAGAAGTCAGCCATTGTTACTTCCACATTAGTATGTGCAAGTTCCATTGGTGTAACATTACCGTTGCGTGATTTAGTTGAAGCAGTTCCAGTTCCTATTTTCTGGAATCTTGCCTGATTGCCCGACACATTCGTAGAACGAATGGTATTACGCAGCTTTGAACCCATGCGCTGATAAGCTAGATGCACATCGGTTTCAAACTGTTTAATAAAGGCTTGGTCTATTGTATTAGCCATTTTACAGTTCCTAAGTTAAGTTATGTTTGCATCTTGGGTGTCCATTCCACATCCTCAACGAAGGTATCCTTACGGGCTTCTCAGTGTTTTATGGGCCTCGATAACTCATCTACAACATCATTTGCATCAGGATTGCAACGCACAAAATGAATAAAGTTAATATTTTTGTATTGAGAACAACCAACTGTTTCAAATCCTAACCATGCTGCCCACTGCAACATATCAGCGTAATCACTCTTAATAACCATAGAAAGCATTGGATAAGTTTTATCAAAAAAGTTTACTAGCATCTTTGATCCTCTAGCTAAAACAAAGAAGTTATCTTTAATTTTAGTAGAAAACATAGCAAACATTTGAGGTGTATCTTCATCAAAAAATAATCCACCAACAAAAATTATTTCATCGTTTTTATCTCTAACTAAATATACTTCACTTTTCCTAGCTAGATCTTTTAAGGCACTCAAAACATCTGGGTAAAGACCTGTTTCTAAAAGCTCTTTAATATTTTCGGGATGAATAATATGGATAAATTCATATATATGATCGTCTTTAAAAGGGGTTAAATAATAACCCCCTCTTTCCATTATTCTAAGTTCATCCATAAAGTTTTTGGAAACCTTCATTTACCATTTTGATAAAGTTTGAATCCTGTTGTGAACGATCATGATATCTTGGATCTTTCATCATTTCTTCTAGTCTGCCTTGGCTTAAAGCGCCAGTAGCAGGGCTACCATCAACTACAGATGGATCTTGCATTTGTTGCATCATAAACTCTAACGCTACAATACCATCACTAGTTTCACACATTCTTTCTAAAGCAGGTAACATATCTTCAGGAAAGAACTTATTTGCAAACAAAGAAGCAGCTTCTATTCTAGCTTCAGAGTTTTCGCCAAGCTTCGAAGCCTCGGCATCTATATCAATTTCTTCAGGTTGAGCAGCCATGTAAAACTCAATACCCTTTTGAAATTCTTCATGTGAATATTTGTTATCGTGGCAATGCTTTGCCCAGTCCTGAAGTAAATCAGTACCCATAGCTTCATCAAATTCAATATCAGAAGGAAGTTGGTAATCACCAAAAGAATCAGGAACGCCCTCTTTAGGTTTATCAAGTTCTTCCATAAGCTTAGATTTTATATCTTCTTCTTTTTGTCCAAGCTTAGATTCTAACTCTTTATATGCTTTGCCTAATTCAGATGGATCATTAAACTTTTCTGGCAACCATTCAGGACGATCAGATGTTGTTACCTCATCTACTGTTGCCTCAGAAGTTTCTACTGGTGCAACTTCTTCTACAGTTGTTGTTTCTTCAGCCATTCTTACCCTCTTTAGATTTAATTGAAGAACCATGATTGGCTCTGGAAGATAATAGTCCAACAACAAATCTCTGACCTTCTAAATGTCTTAACTCGTCATTAGAAATGTTTGGGCCATTAGCAATATCAGTTGTAATTGATCTTAGATACTGCATTACAGATTGACCTGAAGGTGTAGCTAATAAAGCTGCAATATCTAGACTTATTTGTTCATCAAGTTTTTGGGATCTTTGTATTCCATCAATCCCAACATAAGGTTGTTTACTCAAGCTTTACTCCATTGGTTGTGGTGCTTGAGCCTGACTTTGCTGCATTTGCTGCATTAATGCAACTATTTCTTTTCTTTGAGACTCATCCCTTATTAAATTATCTGGAACTCCAAACTTCTTAGCAAGATAAGCAGCAGTCTCTTCACTGTTTACCAATAGCTGTAAAGTCTCAGGGCCAAATGCACCTTGAGTTAATTCAAGGAATCTTGATATAGCAGTAATATCTTGGTTAGCTTGTGCCTGTGCCAATGGAGAAACAGACTTAACTTTTATTTCTCTACCATTAAGAACAGGTACTTCGATGCGACCTTGCTTCTTTAAGATATGAATAACTCTCTGCAACACAGGTTGAACAAGTTCTACTTGCAATCTTCCAAATGCAGATCCAATACGTCTTGATAAGTCTGCCATACGTTCTGCTATTTCTGTTGCAGATGCAGGAGTTTTATTAGGATCTCCAAGCATATCATTATACAAAGCACGTTTAATATTGTTTCTCATATCTCCCAAAACCAATTGAGCAACATCGAAGCGACCAGCAGCTTGTATAGGTTGCAACCCAGCAGATCCCATAGCTTTAGGAATTATAGTCCCTGGAACGAGATTAATTGTATCAGGATTTATTACCCCATCATCTTCCATTTGATATATACCAGAGATAGACATCTGAGCATTTTCTAATATTAACTCGATAGTAAGGTTGGTTGTTTTAATAGAAGACAGCGCATTAATTAATGGACCACGACCATACACTTCACCAGCACATTTAGACCAACGAAAACAAATAAAAGGATTAGATCCTAAACCTTCCATTTCTCTTTTAAATATTACAGACTTAGTTGTCATGCATATTGCATAATGAAAGTTTGCAGTTACGTTTGGAGATTGATAATTACGACAAACAATTTCTAATACTGTTGTTGTTTTATCTCCAGCACCCTGAACCATAGAATTTATTTCAGGAGAAAACTTAGCTTTAGGATATAACTGTTCTAGTTGATTAAATCTTATGTTCTTACGCTCTCGAAAGACATGATCGATGCTATCATCAGGGCCAGTATCAAGTATAACATGAGGCAAAGGTATAGCTGCAAAACGTACTGGATTAATTGCATCGCCTTCTTCACAAGCTAAAATACCAGTACCTACTGCCAAATCCATAAAAGACTCATGAACTTCTTGAGCAAAGTTAGAGTTCTGAATTACCTCGAATACATAATCAGTTACTTCATCTAACTCATTATTTATTTCTTCTCTGTTTTCTTTAGGTATTTCTGATCCTGCTGTAAGATCAGCCCATCGAGCAAAGTTAGGGACAAGACCTGATTGTAATCTTGATGCAAACTCCTGAACGCCAACTACAGCAGTTTCATCAAATATTTTATCGTCGCGTCTTTGACCTATAGTTTCGTGATAAAAACTTTCCCTTTGGGGTAAAGCATATTCATAACATTCTTCAAAAAGAGGAACAAAGTTTTCACGTTTAGCTTTAGCTTTGTCATACCTTTGAAGATAATTCTTGGCGATTTCATCCATTACATACCAAACCTTGAAAAGTATCCTTGACCTGTTTTAGCAGTAAGTAGGCTTCTTCTACCTCTACCACCTGCACGTCTTGATCTGCGTAAAGCAGCCATGCTTTTCATTTTAGGATCATCAAAGATGTTTTCGCCTTGGCGATCTAACTGACCTTCAGTTACTGTTTGGTCAGACGGAGCCATATCAATAGCCGTTTCCAAAGACTCTTCTTTGGCTTCTTTAAGATCGGCTTGGGCTGTTTCTTTTGCAGCTTCGGCTTCCGCTTTGTTTTCTTTAAGTTGCTCATCTATCTTCGGGTCTCTTTTTCTGCCACACATTATTAGCTCCTAGTTTTTTTATCCATATGCACATAATTTAAAAAACATCAACGCACAATTACATACGCGCCCAAAATCCTTGCCTTCTTTGTTTTGGCTTATGCTTAGAAAACAAGTCAAAATTTCTATTTGCAACTACAGCCTTTGCAGGTTTCTGATTATTTAACAAGGCTCTACCTTCACCAGCGCCTAGCATCATGTATTGTAACGCATCGTGAATATGAGAAAACATATTCTTATCGGGTTTATCTGCATAACGTTCACCAGATACTTCCATTCGTCTATACTGATACCCACCTTCAAAACCCTTAATAAGTTGTTGGCATCTTCTATCAATTAAAAATGCTGGCTTGCCCTCGACCATCTTAGTTAGCTGGGAAGACACAGCTTCCAATCGAAGATCTACAGAGTTCGAAGGGGCTGGGAATGCCCTCAAACCAGCACCACGCAGAATATGGAAAGGGGTACTTTCGTCCGTCTGCGCTCTAAAATCCCCAGCAGGATCGCCATATATAAATACCTCAGATGCTTGGGAAAATCGGGAGGATATTTCCTCACGCAACACCTCGGCAAATCTAACAATCCCCATATCAAAAGCTACTATTTCAGACTGCACAAGCCAGCGGCCTCTGATTTTTTGTCCAAGAGTGGCTGCTGGAGTTAACCCAAAATCCAAACCAACGTATAGCGGTAGGCTTGCAGCTACTGCTATTTCTTCTTTGGCTATGTGTACTTCTGCAGCGAACATTGGATATATGGGCTTTCCATCTTGGATACTTCCCAATCTATTCATAACATACACATCAATCCAGCTTTTTGTTTTACCTGTAATTAAATTAGGGTAATAGCCTTTCAGCATATGTTTTATGTTTTCAGAGTCTTTATTAGGTTTATAATTTACAACTTCACCATCTTCGTTCCTTACTTCAACCATTCCAGACGGTTGTTTAAAGAACTGCCAGTTATCAGGTTTAACTAACATTCGTGCCTGTTCTCTAGGAATATGATCAGGAACAGGAACTTCACCTGACATAATAGGCCACCAGTGATCTTCTTCAGGGGCATTAGTATCACATATTACCCCTG